CATTTCTAAATGCACTGGTAAGAATCATATCAGGGAACATTGCCCTAATTGGCTCAAGAACATTGATGCAGAGAAGCTTAAGATTACATACAATTTCTCGCTCAGAAAGACCATGCTGAGAACGTAGCTGTGACTTGGTGACAGCAGTATTGAGCATATTCCCGAGAGTGTAGTTTGGCGATAGTCGTAAACTTGAATCGAACGAAGTCATCTTGTCGATATCTTTGCAGTCTGTAGATAAAGGAGCAGTTTCCTTTCCTTTATCAGTATTACTTTCTACTGGCACTGCATTATCTCCCTGAGTTATATCTTCCTTATTGTAGATACCCTCATCAATCTTTTGATTCACATAGTCTGTAGAATCTTGTTCTGGTTCCTCAAACGCAAAGTTTGCTGCAACCTGTGGAGTTGGCTCAACATAATCTTCTCTAGAATAAGAAGAAATAGAAGGAGTTTTTAACCCACTCTTTGCTGCAGAACCAACAGAACCAGACTGGAAGTTGATTGTTGCAGCTGGTACATCAATTGTGGTTGCACCAATACCGACTTTAGCTGCGCCCTTAATGTTAATGGTGCCACTTTGCATGTTCAATTTAGTTGTAGAATATATGTCTACACCATTATCTGCCTCCAACTTGATATTAGCAGCCTTAAGGTTAAAGTCATTTTTAACGTTGATATCCATTTCGTTAGTTTCGAGCAGGGTTTTTCCATTAACAATGATGTTCGCATCGCCACCTACAGTAATATTACATTTACCTTTAATGAAAACGTAATCATCATTTAAAACAATTTCATAATTGTTTTTAACAATTTTCTCTGCTCTTGACCCTGATGGGAAAAATTCAGTATAACTTCCTGACCTGTGATTTAAGTTTATTCTTTCTTGATCTGGAGTATCATCCATCTCAAATGCATGTCCGGACTCACTCTCAACTACTTGGTTATATGGATACTTTGCATCATATGGTGGGAACGGTTCACCCCACTTTTCTCCACCAGCTATTGAAATTGATTTTTCTAAACTTTTTCTTCTTGCAGAAATTACTGTACCAGCAACTGTTCTATTGGTTGCTAATCTGGAAAGAGACGGCTCATTAATTCTTCTTGGGTATGGTTCTGCAGTTTCTGATGGTTTTACTGGAGCATCAGAGAGCTCACTAGATGTTCTAGGATCTCTGAAACCATCAGTTGATGTATTTTTAGTTAAGGGATAATTAGGCATAATTCCTAAAATAATAGGAATTTGAGCATTTCTTCCATCAGAAAAAAATCCAAAAACCATATCGCCTTCTTTTGGTGTACAGAAAGAAGTGCTATTTAAAGAATTTATTGGGTGAGCCCATGGTAAATCTTTAGTTGGAATATCTGCTGTGCTTTCAGAATGCCAACCAAAAATTCTAACTTGGCATCTACCTAAAGAAATAGGATCTTTACGGGATTCAACAATACCCATCCACCAAAGAAATCCATCCAATCCAGCATAATTTTTCTCAATCATGAGTTTATAATCTCTTTCAGTTTCGATGAATTATTTACTGCAACTGGCATATAATCGCTGATGCTATCAGACAATAACTCTAATACAGTTGTGTATACGTCGCCTATAATTTTGTGGTGTACAGCTGAGACCAAATAATTACCGGAACGAGTTTTGCTTATCTCTGCGATCTGTTCTTGTGGCATAATTTTTTGCAAGTCGACGTCAACAATCATCCCAACTTTTATTCCAGTATCTCCAGGAATAGTTCCTATCATCTTAAAGAGATGGAGCTGACCGAGCTTAGAAGCAGTTTGCGATAGCCAATTTTCTGGCTTCATTGGATTGTTTGTTGGGTCTGAGTCTGTTACGATAACATATTTTAACATGTTGTCGTAACTATCATAGAATGTTTTATTGTTTCTATTTAATAGACCATTCATGGTCACTTCTCTATTTAAGATACCTTTATTTTTAAACTGGGCAGCATTAAAATAAAACTTATCGTAAGTATTTGTGATAATATCTAGAACTCGGAGAGACGATGAAAATGAACCATATCTACTAGCCTTTAAGACATCAAAATCTTCAATTATCTTAATAAAGGTAAATGAGTGAATATTTTCTGAGGGGTCGTCGTTCAACTTTACCTTCATGTGGAATGTGTCATATGGATTTTGCTTTAGTAAATCTTCATATGAGTTAAAGTTGAAACCATCTGCATTCTCATAGAAAAAATACAAACTTCCTTTATCAGAATATGCTTTTGTAGAGAGCCACTGTATAGCTTCTAGTGGATTCATACGAGGAACAATTATATCAAACACACCATCTGTTTGGCTTAGTGGTTTAATTTTTTTATCTGAGACTTTCAAATAAGTTTTTAATATATCTGAAATCATTTGAGTAATCGTCAAGCCTTTGTACGATTTAGAAATTAACATTTGCGGAGAAAGAATCATTTCCTCGCTCGCTAAGTGTAGGGTATAATTTTGTATATTAGTACCCATATCACGGTCAGAGATTTTATAAACTCTAAAGTATTTGTTTATTGTTGCCTGGGATGTTGGCTTCTCAAGTTCAATTTCGACGAACTCATTTCCATGTAACTTGAAGAAAGAAAGAATTTCTTGAGCGTCACCTAAGCGAATTTGAGCAGTCATGCATGGACTGAAAAGGTCCTCATAAATTTCAATACCTAAATGCATCTTTCTGATGTCTAGTATATCTCCACCACTTGTATAGAGGTTGAGTTTCTTTAGGGTATATGAATAACTAGTGATTAATTCAGACATATTTAATTCTTAAATAGTTGGTCAAATTCATTCTCGATTAAGCCAACATACTCTGGCTTCAATATTTTAATTGTTCTCTTGCTCTCATTTTGTTCGACTTCATAGTCGTAGCTTGTGATAGCCAAATATTCTACAGCAGTAGTTATAGATATATCAATGCCATCATAGTCGGTTATCGTTACAGTATCAGAAGATACGCTAATGATTGGATTGGCTATATCTGGCATAAAATCAACTGTTACTATGCTTCCTGTTGCATAGTCATAATACTGCTCTGTCAGCTCAGTCGTATATGTTTGAGAATTTATCAATCCATTCTTATTGGTAGTGACTGTAGTTTTCTTACGGTAAACAGCTATAGTATTTTGAGCATCTTCAATAGAATCATATTTACTGATGATGAAGTTATCAAAAGACTGATACTTTAAAGGAACTCCATAATATGGATCAATAATCTCATTAGCAAATAAAATCATCCAGTAACGATGAGCACTTCCATAAAGTTTATGTGCTATAACTTCTGGTGTGTCTGATTCTTTCATCTCATAAGTATAGAACATATCAGCATTATCTAATACTTCTTTTAAGAGTTTAACTCTAGCAAAGATATTTTTTACTTGCTTGAATTGCTGATTCTCATTATCTAGAGAATAAGTTATTGAAGGGAAAGGTTGAAAATATGGCATCTTAGAATCCTTGATCGATCATATTGCGAGTTATGATATCGACTTCCTTGAATCTTAATTGCATATTAATTTCAATTGGAGAACCGTCATTAAAGGTTGCATATTGTCCAGCTGATGAGTAGTTGATATCTATATTCTCAAGGACACAAGTAGATATTCTTCCGATAAACTTATTTTCTTCGTTCTTAAAGTAATACTGAATGTCAAACTGCGCAGGAGGTATGAAATATGCGCCCGGATCAGTTACCGTAGCAGAAAGAGTTGGTGCAGCATATCTTCTAAAGATAAAAATAATATTGTTAATGGTTTCTGCTTCTTTTTGATTCTTCGGTTGGAATTTGAAGTCAAAAATAAATCCGCGATTAGCAGTACCTTTGAACAGCAATTCAACCTGAGGATTAAGAGCAAGACCTTTATTTCGCAACAAGAAATCAGTGTATCCTGCACCGACTATTCCAGTTTGCTGCGCTAGATCACCAGCTAATTCAGTGAAGCCAGCACTGGCTTGAGGATTTACTGTTTGTTTAGATCTAAATGCATTTTTAATAGCTTCTACTGCACCACTGCCAGCTCTTTGAGCTTTACCCAAATCACCCATAGCACTAGTCAAAGATTGAACATCATAATCATGAGAATATG